ACCATTGGCTTACATAAAGCAATTAAAAGCTCGCACAGCTCTTTCGGGGGAATTGGGCTTTGGAGTGATACGACTAAACGGACAGGGTGAAGATGCGCGTGAGTATGCCGCCATTATCCGCTTAGAGGATCTCTTACCGCTACTCCAATTAAAGTATGGTCACATTACTAGCGAACCCACAGAGGCAGACATTGACCGCTGCACAGGCTGTGGGTCTTACATGATACAGAGGTGCTTAACATGCCAGCCTATGACTACCGATGCAACCAGTGCAATCTCAGTTCGGAGATTACTCATGGATGGCACGATAGACCAGTGATTCCATGCACCTATTGCAACGAGCCTATGGTCAAGGTTATAGCACCTGCACCTGCACACTTTAAGGGCAAAGGATGGGGTAAAGATTGAAGCTATACAGTCGCAGTAAATACAAGCAGCACATGAAACATAAGTGTGGTGGTTTGATGCCTATCATGATTGAAGATAAGGCACTATTTAGAGTTCATTGTCAGTATTGCCTAGACGAGTTTGAGGAAATAAGACTTAACTGGATCTCACAAATAGGTTAAAAGTTATCCACAGAAGTTATCCACAGGGCATAGAAAGGTGATCTCAATGAAGCGACACGCCGCTCTGACCAGCACTTATGCTAATGGATTTGACTCCACTGGTACGCTAACTCAGCAGAGCCTCTCAAAGGCTCACCGCGAGCCGCCTAAGCGGATCGCTCGCGGGGTGCTTGTAGCTATTGGGATAGCTCTTTGCTTCATGCCTGAAGCAGGGGGATCTAAACCAATGCAATTTGTAAGCTATAAACAATTTGCTTATCATCAATTAGGTTATGACTTAGAGCAATACAAATGCTTAGCAAAGCTTTATGGTAAAGAAAGTGCTTGGAATCCTAAAGCGCGTAATGGATCACATTATGGAATACCACAAGGACGATCAATCTATTTATCTAAAGTAGATGGTTATAAGCAAGTGCAATGGGGCTTAGATTACATAGCGCACCGCTATGATGCGGATACTTGTAAGGCACTACAGCATTGGAAGGCTAAGGGATGGCATTAGATTTAGAAGCTACTGTTCAATGCAGTAGGTGTGATACAGAGACACCTGAGTCTGAGCTGCTTGAAGTCTTTGCTTGGTGGGTATGTGGTAACTGTTATGATGAGATCTAAATGGCATTGAATCAAAGAAGGGTTAATGACCCTAGAGATAGCAGAAGATGGAGAGCCTTTCGGCTTACGATCTTGGCTCGGGATAACTACATTTGTAGGTATTGCTCGAAAGATGCAACGACTGTGGATCATGTGTTAAGTATTAAGGATGCACCTGACCAAGCGTTCAATCCTGAGAACTGTGTGAGTGCTTGCCAGCCATGCAATAGCGCGAAAGGGTCACGCTCAATGGGGGTTTTTTTAGGTAAGTCGTTCACCCCCCCTGTCTTTTCAAACTGTCTCTCTCCGACACAGTCCGAGCCAGTCCAAGACAGTCCGTTTAAGACCCGACCTGATCCGATTCGATGACGACTAAGACCAAGAAGTCCAAGCCGCTACGAGGGGCGGTTAAGCCGAGGCTTCACAGTCCATTCTTAAAGGGCAAAACCAGAGGCGATGAGGTTGCAGAGCTTGCTGAGAAGATTGGTCAGCCATTACTTGACTGGCAGAAGCTCATTATCAATGACATGTGTTCTGTGGACAAAGATGATCTGTTCATTCGCAAAAGTGCGCTGCTCTTAATCGCTAGGCAGTCAGGAAAGTCTCACCTTGCCAGAATGAGAGCATTGGCAGGTTTATTCTGCTTTGGCGAGAAGGACATCCTGATCATGTCCTCTAATAGGTCGATGGCAATGAAGTCGTTTAACATCATGGCAGACATCATCGAGCGTAACGACTTTCTTAGAGTTCAGCTGAAGGATGGAGACATCAAGAAGGGCATCCGTAGGACTAACGGAGATGAGCGCATTATCCTTGCTTCTGGAGCGCAATTAGAAGTGGCTGCTGCAACATCCGATGGTGCTAGAGGCAGAACATGTGACTTCCTCTGGATCGATGAACTCAGAGAGGTATCTGAACCTGCTATGGATGCTGCTAAGTCAGTGACCTTAGCTCGTAAGAACAGCCAGAGACTCTTTACTTCCAATGCCGGTGATGCGTTCTCAAAAGTGCTCAACGATCTGCACGAGGCTTGCTTAAATAAGCCACCTAAGAGCTTAGGCTTCTACGAATACAGCGCACCTGACTTCTGTGACATCTGGGATCGTAACGCTTGGGCTCCTGTCCTTTCAGCACAGAGGTATTAGAGAACTCATCCGATAGCACATTAGAGATGTCGGTTGGTGCTTATACAGTATTCGGGTTCGATGTGTCGCCTTCAAGGCGTAATGGATCGCTCGTAGCAGGGCAATTGCTTGCAGATGGTCGAATCGGTATTGGCATCCTAGAGACATACAGCTCACAGGTTGCAATCGATGAACTAAAGATGGCAGCAAGCATCAAGTCATGGGTTGATCTTTACAAACCGCGTTTAGTGTGCTTTGACAAGTACGCCACTCAGACAATTGCCGATAGGCTTGCCAATTCTGGAGTCGTGGTCGAGGATGTCTCTGGACAACAGTTCTACAAAGCCTGTGGAGATCTCTTAGAGGGAATGACTAACCTGAGAGTGGTTCACAATGGGCAGAAGGATCTCATTGAGCAGTTCACTAACACAGCTGCTAAGACTAACGACAGTGCTTGGAGAATCATTAAACGAAAGAGTGCTGGAGACATCTCAGCCCCTATCGGCTTGGCGATGGTAGTTTCCAAGTTAATGCTTCCTGCACCTAAGCCTCAGATTTATACTTAGACACGCCCTAGCACATTGTCTAATTGCTTGACAAATGCTACACTTTCTGTCTATGGGTCTATTTCGCAAAACTGAAGCAATCTCTGAAGATAAGCGTTCATCGCTTTTAGCGCAATACGCCCCTTCTATTATGGGCGAGAATCTTAACTCGCTCTATAACTACATCCTGCCTCGCGTTAATCGCAACGAGGCGATGTCTGTTCCATCTGTAGCTCGATGCCGCAATCTCATTGCTGGAGTTGTCGGAGATCTTCCACTCAACCTGTATCGCAAGTCCACAGGTGAAGAACTAGGCAATCCAGTCTGGGTTGATCAGCCAGCAATCAATCAACCGCGTTCAGTAACAATGGCGTGGACTGTTGATTCATTGATGATGTACGGAGTGGCTTACTGGCAGGTTACAGAACTGTATGCAGAAGATGGCAGACCTTCTCGCTTCCAATGGATTCCCAATGTTAAGGTTACATTTACGACAGACCTTTATGGAATGACTGTCACCCAATACTTTATCGATGCAGTTGCAGTTCCTGTGTCCGGACTTGGATCAATCGTTACCTTCCAAGCTTATGACGAAGGAATCTTAGAACGCGGATCTGAAACAATCAGAGCTGCAATCGATCTTCGCAAAGCAGCAGTATTAGCAGCCAGCACGCCTATGCCTTCTGGAGTGCTACGCAATAACGGAGCAGACCTAGATCCTAAAGAAGTTGCAGGACTACTTGCAGCATGGAAGAACGCTCGTAACAATCGCAGCACTGCTTACTTGACTTCTACTCTGGAGTATCAACCAACATCATTCTCACCTAAAGACATGATGTATGACGAAGCACAGCAATTCCTTGCAACAGAGATTGCTCGCCTATGTTCGATCCCTGCCTACCTAGTTAGCGCAGAAGCCAATACATCAATGACTTACTCAAATGTATTAGATGAGCGCAAGCAATTCTATTCTCTATCTGTTGCGCCTTATGTTATCTCTAGGCTTGATCACAGTTGAGCAAGCTATGGAGATGGAAGATTTAACACCTAATGGAAGCGAAGGAATCGAATAATGGAGAATCAGGTAATCACCTTCTCATCTGGACTTATTGCCAATGTTGAGGAACGCTTAATCTCAGGCAAGATCGTGCCAGCAGGAACAGGCGAAGTGGGTAACACTTCAGCAGGCAAAGTAGTATTTGAGAAGGGCGCAATTGCACTTCCAGAAGATCCAAAGACTGTCAAGCTTCTTAATCAGCATGACTCACGCCAGCCATTAGGCAAGGCAACACAATTCACAGAGCAAGAAGATGGAATCTATGCGAGCTTCAAGGTAAGTCGCAGCAACAGAGGTTCTGAAGCTCTTATCCTTGCAGAAGAAGGCTTGCAATCAGGTCTGTCTGTAGGTGTAGAAGTAATCAAGTCAAAGCAGAAGGGCAATGTGATGTTCGTGTCCGCTGCTAAATTGCTTGAAGTATCTTTGGTGACAGAGCCAGCATTTAAGTCGGCTCAGGTCATCGATGTAGCAGCAGAGGAAGTCGAAGGACATCCACTTGCACCAACCCAACCATCGCCCAACTGTAGTGACAGCAACTACATTCGTGCGCGAGCGCGTAGCACCAATCACATCAGCACAATACCTAGAAGCAAACATCAAGGCAGCTCTTGGTGATGACGAGGCTCGCAGAGTAGTACGCGCAGCCGATGACTCAACAAGCACTAACACAGGCTTGACACTTGCACCACACCTAAACACATTCATCACTGACACATTTACTGGTCGCCCAGCATTTGAGGCAGCAACGACTGCCGCTCTAATGGCAGAAGGTATGAGCTTCACAGTTCCACGCCTTTACACAAACGCATCTTCAGCAGATGTTGCACCAACAGTTGCAGATACAAACGAAGGTTCAGCACCATCTGAGACAGGCATGACATCTGCTTACGACACAGTAGATGTAAACAAGTTCTCAGGGCTACAACGAGTCTCGTTCGAACTCATCGACCGCAGCCAGCCCCAGTTCATGGAATTGATGATGGTGGAACTTCGTAAAGCGTACGAGAAGGCAACAGATACAGCACTTCTAAATGCTTTCATTGCATCTGGAACAACAGCAGCAACAACAGCAGCAACAGCAGCTGGATTGCAGTCATTCATCTCAGTAGAAGGCGCAGCAGCATACAAGGGAACTGGTGGAGATTTCGCTAACAAGCTTGTTGCTTCAACAGACCAGTGGGCAGCTATCACAGGATACGCAGACACAACAGGTCGCGCACTTTACTCAGCACAAGGCGCAACATACAACGCAGCAGGTAACGCAGTAGCAACATCTGTTCGTGGGAATGTTCTTGGCACAGATCTAATCGTGGATCACAACATCACTTCAGGCGAGATCGAGATCAACCTTTACGGATACTTGGCAATTTACCTTGCTAAGTCAGGTAAGGGTGTTCGTAAGTTCAACCTAACTTAATCAACATAGGTAACTAAGTACGCTCTGAGGGGTAGTAGCCCTCTACCCCTCAGAGTCTTTAGAAAGGACGAGGAATGGCACTAACAACAGTCGCAGAACTCCGATCAACACTCGGAGTCGGTACGCTGTACCCAGATGCCACCTTGCAAGAAGTCTGTGATGCTACGGATGCAGTATTGCTTCCGATGCTCTGGACTAACACTACTTTTAACATTGCACACAGCAACACAGCAACAACAGGAACACTTTACTTTGAGGACAAGGTAGAGAAGGTCTTTTATGTAGGTCAGACTGTGAACATCACAGGCAACGGCTCAAAGCACAATGGATCAAAGACTCTCACTGGAGTAGGCGATTACAACATCACCTATAACATCACCGGCAACAACAACACTCCAGCAGTAGAGCATCCAGTTCAACCTTTTGGAACAGTATCAGCAGACACTTATGTTGATTGGGCATTAGACACAGCAGTCCAGCAAGCAGCTTTGATGGTATCTGTAGAGATCTGGCAAGCTCGCACCGCTACTCTCAGCGGTTCTAACCTTGTTGATTTCCAGCCAAGCCCTTATCGAATGAGCGCACAGCTTCTCGCTAAGGTGCGAGGATTGATCGCACACGCGCTAAGCCCTAACTCGATGGTTGGATAATGCCACCAGTTGCCATCACCACACTTCGCACCACTTTAGCGACTGCTCTAGTCAATAACGCTAAGTGGCAGACTTTCGCATTTCCGCCTTCAACAGTTCTTGCTAACTCTGTGATTGTCTCTCCAGATGATCCTTACTTGACACCTAACAACAATGGACAGATCACAGTCAGCCCAATGGCTAACTTTCGCATTGTGATGACAGTGCCACTCTTTGACAATGAGGGAAACCTTAACGGCATTGAGGACACAGTAGTTAGCGTGTTCGCACTACTTGCAGCATCTTCTTTAGTTTATAATGTAAGCGCAGTCAGCGCACCTAGCGTTCTCAACGCGGCAAGTGGAGACTTGCTCAGCTGTGAGATGTCCGTATCAATCCTAACGAGTTGGAGTTAATTATGTCCGATTGGGAAAAAGA